ATTGCGCACTAACATTTAAAGTTTCATCAGATGATGCACTTGCACTATATGTGAATGTATCATAGATGTTAGATACACCTAATCGAATCAAATGTTCAATGCTAGTTAGATAAAAATTTTTGTTGCTTTCATAAAACACCACATTAGGTGCATTTTTATAACTTCTTGCACAAATCCAATTTATCAGTTTCAATGGAGACCAAAAAGGAGACACCACTGAAGTGCTAGATGCATGTTCTTCTAGAATTAACAAGTTCTTTTTATCCTTCAAATACTTATCAAAAATAGTTTGAATCATCTCATGTGTTTTTCCAGAAAACTTTTTACTCACTCGTGTAATGTTATCTGTCAATGCTTCTATAGAAATTAAACTGATGCTATACAATTGTTGTGTGTTATCTAAAATACGTTCTTCAACACCATTCACATAAAAAGTTTTTTGAATGGTAGCATTGTTGGTGTATTGTGGCGTTCTATATTTTATAGTAACTTGTTCCACACCTGATATAGGTAATTGCGTGATGAAACTGGCAGAATCACGCACTACAATATGACCCGTCATGACGTTAGAAAAGATATCTTCATAGATGGTAGTTTCTAACACAAGATTTCGGATGTCAAATTTTTTACCTTTGGATGTTATAGAAATTTCTTCTATTTTAACATCACCAGCTTTTTCTATCAATTCCGACATTACAATTACCGGTTAATTAAATCTGTGAATTCTCTTGCCACAGTTTCTACATAAGATCCGTTCAATACTTTAATGACTCGTTTTTCATCATTTCTTTCACTTTCATAGGTGTAATTATTAACAGGTATAGTATTTACTGAATAATCTTCATCAACAATATATCCAAGTTCTGTGTCATAGTAATGATGAACATCTTCTTCTGGGTCAATGATGGATGTTATGGTTAAATCTTCTGTTTCAGTTGTCACGTTAGTTAACGTGTTTGATGTTGTCAACAGAATTTTTCCAACTTGAGAACGCATATGAACTACATCATCTACAACTTTACTTACTAGAAATTTTCCATCATTGTCAGATGTAATGACATCATTGGCAGCATATTCACTACCATCAGGAACTGTGATTTTGAAATCATATTTCAAGTACACTAAATCTGTCACCTTGGCATCTAAAATAGGCCATTCTTCACGTGGATTTGTGATGTCATTCACCATGAGAATTATCCAATGATATTCAGGCTTCCCGTAGAAAATATTGCTAACCATTTCAGGTGTTTCTCCATCCTTCACTAGATACTCATCTAGAAATACCGTGTTTATCCGAAACTTGTCAGATAATGATACACGACGGAGAAAATCTGTGATGATGATGGGTTTGTTATTGCTTTGTATTACAATTTGAGGAAATCGTGAAAAATAATCCATGTTAGAATCCTGCTTGTTGAATACGGTCGCGGTATATCAATTCCAATTCTGTGAATGTCAAGGACATTGATACTTCAGAAGGAGCACCAGCAGTATTTTTCACTGTGATGAAATCATTACCTCCATATTCCACTTTCATGTTGGTAAGTGCACAACTACTGGTTCGAAACAAATAGGTGTTTGGACCTTCTCCTTTATAGTGAAATTCTATTTGAAATTCAGCAGGATAACTAACAAAGAATTTTTCTTCTCCTAGTGCAGGATGCATGTAATATTTGAATACATCAATGATGTTAAATATTTGGTCCAATTCTGTCGCATTTTTAGGAATGAATGTGTAATCAAAATTGAAGGTTCGAAAATTCATGTTTTTAAACAACTGACTTTTAAATGGATTCACAGCAGTGCCACTGAATGCACTAACAGCTGCAGCCGCCCCTCCTCCTAGCTCACCTAATGCTTTATCAGCATTGTTTAATGCCAAAGCAGCTCCAGCTCCTCCGACATTTTTCAAAGCATTTACTGCTGCATCCACACGACCAGCCATTCCTTCACCATTTCCTGTAAACACTCCACGAAGAGCTGCGGCCGCTTCTGATGTGATGCCTCCGAACATTCCTAAATCAGTGTCGGCCCAGTTGGCGGCATATTCTGTTCGTGGTTTATTATTCAAGTATAATGCCACGCAATATTTCAATGTTTGAGCATCACGTGCTGAACCCCCTTCCGCCGTCACGACAGCAGCAGTTGTTCCAGCTCCAGCAACAGCAGTTGCACCTGTAGCTGTGGTAACAGCTATATTACTAGCTGTTTGGCGCGCATTGTCAATGGTTTTAATACCTGTTCGAAGTGTTCTGTTAAAAATACCACTAGCACGTTTAGCCAATTTGTTACCCACGTAGCCAGCACCAGCACCACCAGCTACAGCTGCGACCGCGGCCTGCGCTACTGGACCCACTTGTGTTTCTGGACGAAATTGAGAGCTGGGTTCCACAGGAATGCTACCTTTAGGAGCTTCTAATTCTTCAGGAACTCGACCAGAGCGTTCTGTGATGTAAAACATCATGTAATGGGGTGTTGTATCACTACCCACATCTTCAGGATATCTATACACTTCCAATCCTTTTTTACCCAGTTCAGTAATGGCTGAACCTACAGTAAGTGTTTTTGCGCTTTTAAAGTTGGCCATAAATAGTTTCCTTGGGTATACTTTACAGATATTTATATGGCTTACACCAAAGATACGTATAAAGGAAGATTCATACCAAAAAATCCCCAGAAATATGTCGGGGATCCCACGGAAATCATATATCGCAGCAGTTATGAATTGAAGTTCATGAAATGGTGTGATACCAGTGATTCGGTATTGAAATGGGCCAGTGAAGAAATTGTGATTCCCTATGTCAGTCCCATGGACAACCTAGTTCATAGATATTTTGTGGACTTCTATGTGGAAGTCATGGAAAAAACTGGGAGAAGAAAAAAATATCTTGTGGAAGTGAAACCGTATAGATTCACGGTCCCTCCACAAGTTCCTCAAAGAAAAACACAGAGATTTATTTCCGAAGTGAAGCAATGGGGTGTAAACAACGCAAAATGGAGTGCGGCTCGGAGATTTGCTTCTCAGCACGGATGGGAATTCATGCTTGTCACAGAGAAGGACTTAGGAACTACTATAAATAGTAAGTAGTTTTTAACTTCATACCGGACATAGTAAGTTTAACACCTTGTCAAGTAGTAGTCAAGTACTCAATTTTACCATTTATGCCTCCTAACCAATCAGAAACAAATCGTCAACGTGAAACACCAGGAAGCACTGAACGGTGGTATCAAGACATGGTTAAACGACTTGGTGCTGGTAGAGGAAACAAAACGTTACAAAGTGATATTGGTGAATTTACAGGTACAGCACAAGTGGGAAGCATGTATGTGTTTTCCTATGATCCAAAGTTGTCTGATGTGCTTCCATACTATGACACGGTGCCAGTTGTAGTTCCATTTAGAATTGTATCAGATGGTTTTTATGGATTAAACTTCCATTATCTGGCACCCATGCTTCGAACAGCTTTGTTGGATAGAATGATTGATTTAACTGCTTCTCAACCATTAACGAATACAACAAGAATGAGTTTAACATGGCGTTTGTTAAACAATGCTTCACGATTCCCAGGTGTCAACACCTCAGTGAAACGATATTTGTATAGTCAAATAGGCTCACGTTTACTGAAAGTGTATCCAAAAGATTGGAAAAAAACCATTCTTTTACCAATAGACAATTTCGAAAAATCCTCAAGAACCAGTGTGTTCAGAAATTCACGGAGTAAAATTTAATGAGTATACTAAGCACAGTTGGTAGTCTTGGAAATATTGCCAGAAAAACAGGCAAGGGATTGGTTAATCTTACCAAACCAGCACAACCTCAAACTGATGCTGGCACAGCAGCTGCAGCACCAAATGTTCGACAAATTGACAGTGTGGAGATTCCTTCACTAGAAAACTTCATTGGGTTTGTTAAACAAAACAACTTTGCTCGTTCTGAAAGATTTTTCGTAACATTTGATGGATTGTCCAACCAAGAAGAATCTAAGACACTCACACTTCTGTGTCATCAAGCTTCATTGCCAGGAAAAAATATATCCACACGTAGTTTACGGATAAATGGTTTAGACAGACAATTCGCTCATACAGCTGATTACGGGCAAGAAATCACACTTGAATTTCTCATGGACACCGATTACACACCTCGAGCTGTTATGCAAAAGTGGATGGAAGATTGTGTGTCCAGTTATGAAAAAGATAGCAGCAATGAAGTGGGACTTCTTACTGATTATGCTAAAAACATCACATTCCATGTGTTGATTCCAGCTGGTATTCCCGGAGAAGCATTATTCAATTGGAGTCCCACATCAGTGGACTTGGGATTACGAGATAAAGTTGACACTAGTAAATTGGGACGAGGCGCCAACGTAGCCATAGACAAATTGATGGGACGTGGTAAGCGTTTAGTAGACAACAAGTTCAACAAAATTAAATCTCAAGCGTTTGGTGCCGTCAGTGGTATCGCAGCACCTTTATTGGATTTGTTAACTGAGTCTGACCAAATTGTCTGTCAAGTGACATTGGTGGATGCTTGGCCCAAGAGTGTTGTTATGATACCATTAGGATGGGATAATGTGGGAATACAAAGGATGAGTGTGACATTCACCTATCATCATTGGGAACAAGCCATCGCTAAAATTTCATTGAATGGTGAAGAAACGGCAAACAACATTTCACAAAACATGAGTAATTTTGCCAAGAAGTACACAAATAAAATACCTAAGCAAGATATTGCTAAACTTGGTACTGATTTGAAAGCAGGAATAAAAAGTAGTGCAACTAGATTATTTGGACGTGGTTAACACAAGGAGATGACATGAGTATACCTATGGTAAAAGTTCCGAAATTCACAACAACTCTTCCTGTCTCAGGAGAAAAAATAGAGTTTCGTCCCTTTTTAGTGAAAGAAGAAAAAATATTGTTATTGGCTAGTGAAAGTAATAAAACAGAAGATGCAGTAGTGGCATTGAAAGACATCATTGAAGCGTGTACATTTGGTAAAGTAGATATATCCAAGTATGGGTTAGCTGACATGCAATGGTTGTTTCTACAAATTCGTGGAAAGTCTGTGGGTGAAGAAATGGATTTATATCTCATCTGTGGGGGATGTGAAGCTAAACAACCCTATGTCATGAATGTATCTGATTTTGAAACTGTGGTGCCACCATTAAAAAACATCATCACATTAGATAGCTCCACGAAAGTTGAACTTCGATATCCCACACTTGAACATTATGCTGCGTTGTTTGAAACTAACTCAGAACAAACTTTATATTCAGTTGTAGCTGATTGTATTGTAAAGGTGTATAATGAAGATGAAATGTTTGTGAATGATGGAAACAGTCATGATGAGCTTTTAGAATTCATTGACAATCTCACACCTGAACAATTTGCTCCATTTGAAGGTTTCTATAAGAATATGCCAGTGTTGCGAAAAGACATAACATTTACATGCAAGAAATGTGAGCAAGAAAACAGAATTGTGTTGGATGGAATCAACCATTTTTTCGAATAACTCTTTCTCATGATAACATGGTGAATTTTTACAAAACCAATTTTTTGTTGATGCATATTCACAAATATTCACTCACAGAAATTGAAAACATGATGCCTTGGGAAAGAGAAACATATATAGGACTATTATTACAATTCCTCGAAAAGAAAAATAACGAGTAACTTACATGGCTAAACCTAAAGCAGAAAAAACAATAAAGAAGTCTGATGTTGCAAAACGTATCCGTGAAGATATTTTAACTAGCAAGGATAAGCCTGCAGTTGATGAACTAAATCAATCCGTGGCAACAGCACAAAATGTTGCTAAAGTTGCTGCTGCCATTGAAATGATGTCCAACGAACAGAATGATACTTTATTGGAAATTTTAAAGGCTTTAGAAAAAATTCCTGAAACACTTGAAGACCAAGAAAAACAAGCTTCTGATAATCTGGAAAAGTTAGTGGAAGTTATTGTTAAGTTGGAAAAGGATGCTGAAGAAGCTGAAAAATCTGGTGACACGGAAAAAGCTGGCAAAATAAAAGCTCAAGTTGGAGTGTTGAAGGGAGAAGCTAACAAACAGCTAAAACTATCAACACAAACTTTAGATGCCGCTCCTAAGACATTTGGAGAAGGCATGGCTAGAATGATGGGTGTTGAACCTACACAACTGCGAGAACAGGGTGGTGGTATAAAGGGACTTGGTAAAGCTCTGTTTAAAGGAACCAGAGATTATGTCGGATCAATAACAAACCCCGACAAATTCAATCAATCATTTATTCCCACAGTTGATGAACGAATTCAAAAAGAAAAAGAGCAACAAACAGCAAAAGAAGCTATAGCGTCATCGTTAGGTGAAGCACGTAAGGGAGAAATTCGTGAAAAAATTAAGGATGTACCAGATTATCTACGTGTTAAAGTGGATTCAGAAACAGGTGAACGGTATCGTCAAACAAAGGACGGTGGTCGAATCAATGAAATGAATCCATCCGGTGAAAAGAATTCACGATTTGATTTTGGTACTACTGGACGTTTAGTTGAAGAAGAAACTGGAAAGGGGTATGATTATGGAGCAGGTGCTGTAGCAGCAGCTCCAGCTAAATCCACAGCTTCTTCAATATTTGAAGGTGAATCTGGTACCGATGAAGAAACCAAGGCTGGCAATGAAGAAGTAATAGATAAACTTGATGAAGTTAAAGAAGCAATCGAAGAACTGAATGCCACACTGGAAAACAAAGAAATGGGTGGCGGTGGCGGTGGCCTGATGGACAATGCTCTGGATCTGGCAACTTCACGCGGCCGTCCAAACCTTGGCACAGCGTCCCGTGGTGCAAGTAGAGCTGCTTCTAAAGGAGCTACCCAAGCAGCCACTAAAGGTGGTGCCAAGGCGATATTTAAGGGTGCTTTGAAAGGTGGAGCAAAAATGGCAAGATTTCTTGGTCCAATAGGTGCTGCCGTAACATTGGGTATGGCCGCATATGATGCCACTCAAGGTGCAATGGCGGATCCAGATGCATCCACAGGACAAAAACTTAAGAATGCGGGTAGTTCTTTGTTAAACAGCTTAACGTTCGGCTTGGTAGGAAAATCTGCAAATGAAATCCGAGAAGAAGCAGCACAAAAACAAGCAGCAGAAGCAGACGGACGGCAAACCACACCTGGTGCTGATGTAGAGGCTCAGGCGCGTGCTTCTGCTGCTCCCCCAGGTGCAACACCACCGGTTCCTCCTTTCAGAAACCCAAATCGTCCTTCTGCTGCAGCACAAATGGAAGCAGCGGCCGCTGCATCTGCTGCTCCGGCCGCTGCTGCACCCATCATCATGGACAATTCACAAAAAGTAATGGCCCCACCAGCAGCAAGCTCTAGTGGGGCCAGTGTTACTACGATACGAGACACACGCAGCAGTCATTTAAGATTCAACGACCGCCGCATGGCTCGCGTGATGTAATCAATCTTCAGCTAACTTACTGAAATAGCTGAGTGTATCATCCTCATCCTCATCGGGTGAGGATGTTTTCATTTGTGGGGCCCGAGCAGCCCGAGGAGCTGGAGCCGCTGCCACCGGCTCATCTTCCATACGGCTTTCTGAAATCTTATCAGCAGTCACACCTGTCGGACTACCCTTTAGCACCATGTCCAACTTCTTCTTCAAGTCCTCGTAGCTCTTGAAGTTCTTGGCATCAGTGAATTCAGTCAAAGAATGTTGCTGATTCCAGATGGCTTCAATGGCTGAATCATCCTCAGCAATTGCCGATACAGCATCAAATTCCGACTTGTCATAGTTGCGATATCCTTCAACATTACGAATCTTCAACTTGAAGCTGGCACCCTTCCAGAAATCGAATGGATTGGTTGGATCCTCATCCTCGAACTGAGGTTGCATCACATCCTTAATCTTATCGAAAATCTTCTTGCCATACTTGTACAAGAACACCTTACCCTCGTTCTGAGGATTGGCTGAATCCTTGATGACAAGAATGTTGGAAATGTAAGTGAGCTTACGCTTCTGCTTCCGAGCAATTTCCTTGTTGCTCTCAATACCAGAGTTCCACAACTCATTGTTCAGCTCAGAAACAGGATCTGGAAGATTCAATGTGGTCAAGCTGTTCTCAATGTACCAGCGACCTGAAGGACCTTGGAACCCATGATTCCAGATACGTACCCAAGGAAGCTCTTCTCCCTTTGGCGGCGGCAAGAACCGAATCACGGCATATCCATTGCCTGCCTTATCAACTGCCGGGCTCCAGAACCGGTCATCATCACGGCGTTCACCTGAAGCGGGCTTTGCAATCTTTTCCACCTCTTTCATGAGGTTGTCGAAGTTGCCACGACTCTTGCGTAAATCTGATAAACTACTGAATGTCATTGTATTTCTCCTTGTATGACGGTGTATGAAACGGTGTATGTAATGTGTGTGCTACCATTACGAATTAGTACTCCTCATCAAACTCATAACGAATGTTGTCCCCATAATCATCTTCATCCTCATCTTCTAGCATATCATAGATTGCTTTCCGATGCTTACCAAACTTGTCCTTCTCAATCTTCTTGGGACGTTTGAAGTCACGATAATCTTCTTCATAATCCCAATCACGTTGTTTACTCATAAAATGCCTTTGTGGTAATCATTGCCAGTTTGTCCTTCTCCACTTTGATGAAAGGTGAATACTTGTGTATCAATCGAGAAATGGAATTCCAAACCGGGTCAAAGACTAGTTGTTCATCCACCTCTGATGTAAATTTATATAATTTATTTAGAATTACAAGTGTTTCTAGCCGACATCTTTTACCACAATATGCCTTTAAAATCACGGGATGTCCTTGAGAACAATCCCAGACATCTTCCAATTTCGTGACTTGTGACGCCAAATATTGCACATCTTGTGTGTAGTTATATGTGAGACTTTCTTGAATACGTTTCCATTCCAAGAATACTTCTGGACCGGTGTTCTCAAAAATGCCCCACTCATTACCATTCAGGAAGTTGGCCACTAGATAATTGATGAATTCTTCTTCCTGATAATTGTATTGCTTCATCAACATTTCCAACTTCTTTTTGAAACTGGTTTTCACACCTGCCTTGGGCTTTCTGGGAGTGATGCCACTTCGGATATCATAATTATCAGTTGTGAAGTGCAATCGTAAGGCGGTGTAAATCTTGTAAGCGTCAGTTACATTCATACAGGAAGTTTAGGTGTTTTCTTCAACAAGTTCATTTCTTCTGCTTCAGCTTGTATCTTGGCTTTCAATGAATTGGTAATCATCCCAGCCACAGCCACGGGTTCTATTCCTTTATTCTCACAATACTCCAATAAGGCTTCAAAACATCCAATTTTTCTTTGTATGGCTTGTTTCTCAATGTGTATGGAAAATTCCGTGGAGTTGTTGAATTCTCGGGTGATGAGATATTCCACGGTTAATGTTTTGGATTCTTCTGTTTCAGTCATGTTATAGGCTCATAAAAAATATGTCCACCAATTTGAACTACAGGTCGTGCAAATGACCAATTGGGTTTCACTTTCGTGTTGTGAAAATATAGTGCATTATCTAAACTAACAACTTTAATGTTAGTTGTCAAGACCTTCTTGGCAATTTCCACAGATTGATTATACAGGTTGTTGTTGAACCGTGCTTTGGGCCCGCAGGTCCAGGAAAATTGACAACCCCGTGAATTTCTTTGATATACAACGTCGCAAACCGTTTTGGGAAAACCAGGGTGTCGGACGCGGTTCATAGTCACGGTCGCAACAGCTAGTTTTCCCAAATACGGTTCTGCGGGAGCTTCATAATAGATGTTTTTTGCCAAACAATTCACATCTTCCTGGGATATCTCAATTTCATCAACAACGGGAGCTATAGATTTAACACCATTAGTATTGGGAATTAACAAAAGAAACAATACAACAATTGCAATATATCGCATATCACCCCCATGTTAAATTAGAATCCAGAACAGTTATTACCTCCACACCCACATTGTCCTTCCTTGAATTGTTCATAACATTCATAAGGATAATATTGACAGGATTGTGTACAAGCGTCCAAACGAACCACAACTGTGTCACCTTGACGGCTATAATAAGTATCAGGTTGTCCTGCATCCACTTCTGTTTCATTTTCTTCATATACACCAAAACGAATTACATATATTTCCAGTTGTTCTCCATCAGCATTAACTGCTTCCAAGAACATACGATATCCGCCTACAGCTAAATCTGCTGGTGGTGCCACTACAAGATTACCATCTTCATTCTTTGAAACGAATGGTAAACAATCTCGAACGTGAGTACCCCAAAAAATGTCATCAATACGGACAGAAACAGCAGGTGATGAAACAGTTAAAGGAATAATCAATTCAGTTCCACGCTTCACCTTGTGATATGATTCTGATGGTGACAGGAACAACTCTCTGTGTGCCAATGCTTGAGCTAACAAATTGGGTGTGGTTCCATAAATGTTTTCATTACGGAACAACATATCAGGAATACCAGATGAAATGAATTCACTTTGAATATCAGCTGCTGACTTTGTTGGCTCATCTGCAATATACTGACAAACTAAGCCGCTGACAAGGGCTGCAGCATAAGATGTTCCAGAACCTTCGGTCAATCCACCTGCAATATTGGCGATTTCCACATCAATACCTGGTGCCGTGATGTCAACATCTGGTCCCCAGTTGGATCCTGCACCGGCTGACCAAGAAATGACACGGTCAAAAGCATCGGAAGCAGCAACACCAATCACAGTATTTAAACCAACAGGTGAAAGCGTGTTGGCATCTGAAATGGTGTTACCTGCTGAAGCCACCACTACTAACCCAGCATCTTTCAATTCTTGAATTTTCAAATCAAGTACTAAACTTTTCGCAACTGACCAGGAACAATTCACAACCTTAACAACAGATGGTGTGAGATTATGGTCAGCAAGAACGGCATCAAAAGCAGTTAGTAGATTGCTGACAGGAATTTCCACGCCAGTTTCAATTTTCACAGCCTTCAATAAAGCATGTTTAGATGCACCAACATTGGCTCCTGCAATCAAACTTGCAATTGCAGTTCCATGTCCTATTTCATCTTGAGGATCTTCATTATATGAATATAGTTGAATTACAGATGTTTCAGAAAATTCTGAGTGGGTTCCATCAATACCAGAATCCATGACGTACACGGTAACATTTTCACCAAAATTCTTTGGTGTATAGACATTACGCATAGGTAACATCTTGCTATTCAACCGATTCAAGGCCCAAGCACCAAGAACAGGTGTAGTGGTTACATCTTCTTCAACATGAGTGACTTGTGAATATGCTGAAAAATCTGAGCTTTCAGCAGTGACATTTAATACTTTGATAGCATCCAATGTCTTGTTAACAACAATGCCAGCAGATGTTAAACTAGAAACTAGTTCAGAAACATTGCCGGTATACACAATATTATACGTAGCCATAAAATCTCCAAGTGGTTAAACTGACCGAGGTGTTTGTGTATTATTTATGTTATTTTTTACGGCCCAATCACGCTCCATACAGAAAAAACATCCCCCACACGCTGCTACACGATTTTCTTGTTTTTTAGGGGCTCCACAAGAGAAAGTCAGAGAAAACAAGTCTAAAATGTTTTCTTTGTGATATATTTTATATATTTCAGGCTTCAGTAAATCTATGAAGGGTCGTTTATGAAAATCATTGAATACTGAACCTCGTACTGGTGGTGTATCATAAGGAATATACACCGATGGGGTGAATTCATTTTCTGGGACTTTATTGCACCCCGTGTACACATAGCCAGGAAAATCCAAAAGAATGGATTCTACTGCTGGGCGAATGAAAGTTTTACCCCAGATGTTTAAATGAATTTTTTTATTGAAATGGTTTTCCAACCAGGCATGACAATCATACATGAACGGACTTTGAAAATCCAATCTATGTTTCATGAAATGTAATGTCAATGATGTTTCCGGATGTTGTTTCAGTAACAAATAGGATAGTAATGTACTATCTGCACCGCCAGAAAACAAAACATTAATGTGTGTACAGTCTTGTGATATCTCAATATTCATAAAATTTAGTGGGGTTTTCTGTTCCCAGGGAAACCCCGAACCCGGCATGCTGCCTAATTAGGCAGCTAATGCAAGAGGTGCGTTATATGCGCCTGTTAAATTTTTTGCTCTGCTTACGGCAGTCGCCTTTCGGGTAGCTCTCGCATCTAATCCTTAACCTGTCGAAACCAAGCACCCCCAAAACACTGCAATACATCAAGTGGAGGTGAGGGGAGTCGAACCCCTGTCCAAGCTATGTTTCAATTTGAGCTGTTCTACTACCATCCTACACTACTATTTATCATCATCCTACGATACTACTTCTCAAGAAAATGTTTCAATTCTTGTTGAACAAATTTCTTGTTCATGAAAGCTGATGTATGTTGCCAACACACTGAATTATCTAGGTATTTAATTAAATTTTCTTTAGTATGATTTCCTTGCTGCACTAAAAATATGTTCTCCATCCATAATATATTGTGATTTTTATATATGGTTGGTGTAGTTATATCTTCATGTTCATAATTTTTTATGGTCCATTCCACTATACCCCCATATTTTGTGATACCTTCTTCTTGGTAGAACCAAAAATGATTTAAATCCACCATGTCGTAGAGAAATTTAACATACGGATTTGTAAATAAATCCTTATGGTCATTTTCCCAGGTATTAGGAATATACTTTTCCTCCACCACGTGCCAACTTTCAGACCTTGGGCTATCTGCGGGCTTCCATAAAGGCCATCCTCGTTTTGAAGAGGAATATTCAAGTGATGTGTTGTTATGCATACTGAAACAGAGATAATCTATACCATGATATTTACAAAAATTTTGAACTAGTAAAACATTTTTAAAGTGTTCTATCAACCGTTCATCTAAAGAAAAAACATGGTCAACATAATCGTCATAATATTCTATGGCTGGTGCTAGTACATGGTCATATGAATATCCTCCAGACAAAATATAATAACCATGTTCACCAATATAATTTTTATCTGTTATAAAATCATTGACATGAGCAACATAATCTAAATCAGTAGAAGGATTTAAATTCTCATTGTTTATATTTTTAAGAAAATAATTTTTTTCTCTTTGTTTTTCAGGAGAAATGAAAACAGAATTTCTTGTCCAAGAAGACCATTGAATTATAACTTTTATATCAGAAGGAGAAACTCCATCTTTTAACAATTTACCAACACCATATAGTACAGACTGTGCAATTAGATTGTTGTCATTGGTGGGGCATCCATAGCTTATAACTTTGTGTTCTGGATATAATTCTTGAATATAATTAGGCCACTTTTTCATGTTATGAGGATCTTGCATAAAATCATATTCAGTGCCATCTATCCCAATTCTTTTACCCTGTCTAGTAAAAGAACACCCGGTCGTTATAATATATTTCATTTCATGTCCAATAGTTTATTGTAAAAACGTTCATAAACATATTTATGGGCATTTTTATTGAAATGCCTATCATTACCAGCCCAGTGATTAGGATTGCTAGTTATCATTCTCCAATCATCTGGATACAACACATAATGTTCTGCATATGATTTGAAAATATATTTTTCTAATCTTGGGTCATCATCTACTGACCATAAAAGAAATCTAACATTTTTTTGTTTTAAAAAATCTATGATGAACTTAAACTTCAAAATGTCATGAGTGATGTATGTGTCTAAATTATGGATATATTGAAGAAAAAAGTTGTAATCTTCTAACGTATTACTATCCATATTTTTATGGTCAGATTTATTAGAGATATCGTTTAAAAATATTGTACTATTTGTGAATGGATTTAATAACCTAGAAAAAAATCCAGTTTCTAGAATAACAACGTCATCGTTTCCTATTTCATGGTAATGAGAGATGAACCGATTTATTATCTCACCGTTACACATTCCTGCACTTGCATAATTTTTCAAAGTACAATTCAATTTATTCGATAATAATGCTGGCCAACTATCTTCTATTGAAACTGGTAAATCATTGGTATAGTTAGTTGAAAAAGAATCACCAAAAACAAACAAATTCATTTGTTAAATGCCTCATATAAGTCTCTATAATACAGTAAGCTATTCACATATTTATCCCGCTTGCCTTGAAAGACTTGCATGAATCCATCTTCCACCACAATGGCAATCACCAACCGATTGATGGGAATCTTGGTTCGTTCTTCAAACATGATGGCATAGGCGGCAGCTTGCATATAGTAATGTTGAATATGCTCTTCATCCTTTTCTCGCCTTGCCGTTTTAAAGTCAATGACACTTAACTTGCCATCAAACTCGGCAATACAATCCACTCGTCCAGCCAAGCGAAGATGATGTGACCATAACGTGGATTCTTGCGCACGAATGTTATCAATTCTATCCAACACAGGTTGTGCCACTTTGAACATCTCATAATCCATCAAAGAGAAATCACCACCAGTCAGTTCATTCTGTAGATATTTTTCCGCTAGAGTATGAAATCTGGTGCCACGAAATGCCGCTTTTCTGGACACACGATTGGCTTCTTCTTCACCCACACGCTCACGCCATTCCAAGATGCCTTTCTTGGTATGGGCAGAAAGCACTGTGGTCACGGAGGGATAGAGTTTACCATCTGGTGTATGATATACTCTATTCCCATCCGTGCCAGTTGTGGCTTGTAATTCTTCTATTATTATTGGATTTCTGAGAAATGTTTTCATACTATAATACTAACATCACTTTCCACATTTGTCAAGAGGCGATTAGCATTTCCTCACATGCAAGTCTGGCGATGATGTATTCTTTCACCAATGGTCCTCGAACAATGTCTTCCACATCAAATTCCACATGCCGGAATGATGGCATATGGTTGGCAATGGCCATGAACTTCTTTAACCCAGACATATCATGACGCTTTTGTAAATCGGTTTGTCGGAAGTCACCACAGAAAATGATTTTTGTGTTTTGGCCTACGCGGGTCATGATGCTGTTTAATTCCATGTCATTCATGTTTTGTGCCTCATCCACAATCACAATACAATCATCTAAGGTTAAACCTCGAACATATGAAGTGACCATGAAATGAATTAAATTTTGTTCCTTCAACTTATTATAGGCACGTTCTCCAAAACGTGGAAATAAATCGGCACAAATTTCTTGATATGGTTGTGAATATACTTCCACTTTTTCCTTCTCGTTACCTGGAAGGAATCCAATGTCTCGGGATGGTACTGCTGACCGAACAATCACAACTTTTTTATATCCTGAATTTTCTAAAATCTCCTTGAAAGCGCTATGCATGGCAATATATGTTTTACCTGTGCCTGCCACACCATGACACAGAATGGCTTTATGTCCTTTTCGATAATAATTGAAAAAATTCTCCTGATTTTCTGTGAGGGCCCAAATTTCTTTTAAATCTGCGAGTTTAACTTTGTGCTTGGATTCTTGTTCCTCTTGGACAATGTACGTTTGTGAAGTAACCAATTTCAGGCGCTTTTTGCGTGACATAAACCACTCGCTTAGTTAGGGGGTAAAAAACTCCGATGAGGCGTTAGCCCCACCGGAGTGAAGAATGGACGGAGAGTCCTTAGATGTAACTACTATTGTTTTTAAGTGTTGAGCCGGGAGTTCTTTCATGAATCTTTTGTAATACCTCTTTGAATCCATTGTCAGGCCGTCGAATTCGTAATCGAACAGCATCTCCGATAGTTGGTGCAGTGAACATCACCTTTTGCACCCTTATCTCGCCGCAGTTAGGACACGCTTCCTCCGTAGGCTGATTCATGTTAGGTATACTAAGAAACTTCGTGAAATACTCCTCACAAGCCTCACACTGGTATTCGTATGTTGGCATATTTTTATTTATCTTTCGTAGTTTTCTGCAACACGTTGCATTGTGTCCCGTACCCATTGCAACAACATCACAGCAGATTCATTTCCATGTACTAAACGTTCAATATTATCCAATTCTTCATGCATATCCGTGACAAAGTAACGAATTCTGTTATCCACTTCTTGATAATATTCTTCATGCTTGTCCATACATCCTCCTACTTGATGGAGGATAAAGAATCGGCAACATCCTTATCCTCACGAAGTTCAATGAACACAGGAAGAAAAAGACTGAATTCACCTGTCTTTTTATCCTGAATTTTGGCGTTATACTTCACCGCCACAATCTTGCCAACGGTGTTCTTCTTTGTGTATTTATCTCGCTGTTCGTCAGTGAAACCAGAACCCACGTTCACTTTCACCAGTTTATCTGAGGATTCCAACACCAAGGCACCCAACTTGCCTACATTCTTACCAGTGCCTTCTTGCCAATCCACACACAATAAATCACATTCCAATTCTCCCTTGAATTTCACTTGATGCTTCACTCGCTTATCTTCCCAGCCTTTGGTGATGTCCTTGAGAATGATACCCTCTTCTCCTTTATTGAAATATTCCTCGAATATATGATGTGCCTCATCTTCAGAGGCCACTTCAATGTTTTCAATCAATGATACACGCCATGGCATTTCCAATGATTCAAGAATTTGAAAGCGATGCTCATATGGAAGCTTAAATTCACCTTGCTTGAAATGTTGTAGTAAAATCAAGTCCCAAATCACAGCTTCAACTTGAGCAGCTTCACTTGAAGATATAGTTCCTTTCACGGCCTTGTTCAGGATGCCATTGCCCTTCTGACGATTCATGATGACACCAGACTTTTCTCTAACAATCAACTCACCATCAAACACCACAGGAAGTTCACCTGCCATGGCCAGAAATTCTTGTTCAAGATTTCCCAACAAATCAATGCTCTTACCATTACGGGAACGGAAATCCACCTTGCCATTCTGCACAATGGCGTTGAAACGCATCCCGTCCAACTTTAATTGAACATAGGCAGGATACGTCATCTTGTTCATAATCTTTTCATCAAATCCAGATGCCAACATCACGGGATACGTGGGAATTAAATCAGGCCAAATCTTGTTCACGGTGGCCTCGGATACACCACACTTCAAATCCTTTTCAATGATGCGTTCAATCACCTTGGCTTTTTCGGCAGGCAAATTACACAACACATTTTTCAAATGTCCAATGGCAGCATTACCGGTTATTGTCCTACTAGACAACAGATGCAGCTGATTCAGTGATTCTTCTAGTCCAATATCAGTATTACCAATTTGCTCATATTGTGGAATTTTACGAATGTAGAATTGCGTGTACGGGTCAAGAGCAAGAAACAACACACGCTTCAATGTTTCATTGGCGTGATGCTTCTTTAAAATGGCTTCTTTTTCTAAACGACTGCTTGTGGCAGCAAGTTCTGTAAAAATGGATTCCATAGTATCTCCTGTTGAGTTACTATGGAATCTAACATCCAACTATTGGTTTGTCAAGACCCAGGAATTAAATGGTGGAAATTGTGACCTACCACTGCACCTAAATTGGTTTTTTTCCCATGAATTTTCATAAGTTCTTGAAGGAAGTCGGTATGTTTTGGATGATGAGGATTGAAAACGGAAATGTTTTTCACTTCGCTAGGAGAATAAACACCGGTCTCCCAATGAACATGCTGGCGATAATGAATATGTAAGCTTATTTTAGACTCAGCAAAAATTTCATTAAACACATTGTAGAATTGTTCCATTTCTGTATAGTTATACTCACTAACAACCATAGACACAATAAAATGTTTTATGCTATCCTGAGTGCTTAAAAATTTAATGTTGGCTAACAACTTGTGCCAATCACCATTCAACCGAGTAACATTTTCATATGTGTTCTGCGTCCCAGCATCCACACTAATTTCTATTCTTTTAATGAAAGGTCTAGCACCTAAGCTATGCCACATCTTCTCGGTTAACAAATTTCCATTGGTGATAATTTGTATTTCTTCTAATTTTGGATATTTTTTTGGATCAAAATCTATCAAGTAATTTCTATATAACTTGGAGTAGAAGGGATCACCACTACCTGTTATCATCAATCTTTTTACATTAGAGGCAAATTTTTCTTCAATTTGCTCTAGTAAAAACACTTCTCTTTTAAACCGGTCGGAATCAATGTGTGCATTGGGAACTTGTTCCTTTCTACAAGAAGGACATCGTAAGTTGCAACTACGGTCGAATCCAAAAAGAATATATTCTGGCAACCCTTGATAATTCTCAACATCTTCAGCAGAAGTTATATTAAAAGTTTTTAAAAATTCTTCCTTCTCTATGAATTCTTCTGGTACTTCATCGGTGTTTATAAGTTTAGAAAGAGCTGGACATATGGTATGATTACAATGCCGATAAGAACCATCTAACATGGATTTTCTTATATCTAACACCTTTTCACCACGCCAGTTATTTAATAAATCTTCATCTTTGGCCATGGTTTCCAATCTAATATCTGTAGGGGCCCAACTTGGACAACAAATCCATTGACTTGTATATTGCACATCCAAATAAGTAAAAGGATTTCTACAGACATATTTTTGTAGTTTTTCTGACATTAGAACGCCACCCATTTTCCAGATCCATAATGTGGATACTTAGATTTATATGTATAATGTATTACATCAGCTGGAACTTCTCTCTTAACACCCCAAGTAGCTTCGGTAGGAGTATAAGTAGAAATTCCATTATCTTCCACAACAAAGTATAAAGGCAAATCAAAATTTCTGGCATACTTATGAACTTCATAAAATATTCCAGTCTCAAAACACATATCTCCAACAAAACACCATACCTTATCTGAACCATTACTCATCTTGATAGATTTAGCTACACCTAAAGCTAACGGCAAAGTTGCTGTCACAATTGCGGATGCATAAAATTTTTCATCTATGTTACATAAAGTGATGGATTTACCTTTAAGAATTTCCTGTTCTATCCATTGGGAATCAATTCCTTTAAGAAATGCGTGATAATGAGAACGCCAGGTAGAAAACACCCAATCTGAGGGTTTAATTCTTTTGAAAATTTCAATGAGTTGGTTCTCATTGCCGTTGGAAAGATGCACAGGTCCACGAATTTTTCCGGACTCCCAATGCTGTACAATATCTTCTTCAAACTGGATTAAATCCTGTTCGCTAAAGGCAACATCTCTTACGATAGGGTGAAAATCAAGGTTTCTAATCATTTATGAATCTCTTTTTTGTAATGTAGGAGAAGATGTAGGCCATTCCATGTTAAATCTTGAATCATTCCATTTTACCACATGTTGTTGACGTTCATCAACATATTTACCTTCATAGAATAAATTATAATGAAAAATACAATCTGTCAAGGCGTAATGGCCGTTAGCAAAACCAGGGGGAACAAGAACTTGGTCTCTGGTTTTTTCTGTGATTATATAAGATTCCCATTTTCCGTAGGTGAGAGACTCCTCACGCATATCTAGTACAACAAGATATATATCTCCAACTAACGCTTGAACTAGTTTCCATGTTTTTGTATCATAATGCAACCCTCGTAAAACACCTTGGTAAGACTTGGAAAATCTAGTATGCGCAGAACAATTTTTTGGTAATAAATTGTTAACCGGATGTTCATAATTGTGATATGTGGTGAATATTTCTCCGCGATATTCACGATACACAGAAGGACTGTAAACAGGAACTTCGGTGTCAAAGGTGTTAAGATGACTTACAGAAAAATGATTCCATCTATTATTTTTATAATTTGTCATTTTAAGCTGCCTCATATATTCGTAAAATTTGTTCAGAAAAAAGTTCAACATACATACGTCTAAAATTGTTTCCAGTGAATATGTTATACTCTCGTTTAAATTCAGCCAACTCTTTTTTATCTAGCTCAAAAACTTTTTTCGTAAATTTTTCAATTTCACAAAATCTTGCAACATCATCTTCAATAGAATCATAGGCATGGTCCCAAAAATCATATCTATATTGTAATCCTAGTTTTTCTAATGCAGAGATTGTGTTAGGTTTAGACAACAATATAAAAGGATGTCCTACAAATGTAGGTCTTAATACTTTTTCAGTAATATTATTCCAGGTAGATTGTGTGTCAATCATACCACCTTGATTTTGAACATGGAAAAATTTTGTCTCTGTTGCTATTTCAAAGTATGTATCCAAGTAGGTAACAAAATTAAAACTGTTACCGCGTTGACGATAATGAGAATATCCTGAGTAATCATAAAAATGAGGCAAAATTTTCAACACAGGAAAACTGTCAAATTCTTGTCTAAAACACTGCGGAACCAACTCATTCATTAGTCCAGAATCATAATCTGGAGCAGTTGAGGCCCATAACAAATCTTTTAAGTAATCATTTTCATGAAGAAAATTTAAAAATTTAATTTTATGATATCTAGAATGTCCTACATGGAACATTCCTTTGTATTTTCTTAAAAAATTTGTTTGTTCTCTTTCAATTCTTCTAAATGCAGAAAATGCATCATAATTAGCTGAAGTATTCTCTACATAGTGAGCAAATAGTACTTCAAACCAAAAATGATTATCTCTTTTAGATATCAAATTTTTAGTTATGAAAAATATAGGTACATCACTTATAGTTTCAAGTTCATCTAAAAAAACTTCAGGAATATCTTGATTGTCATAAGTAGAAAAATCTATAAAAATGTTTTTACACACACGCCCACGCAACTCATTTTTTAGTGCGGCTACTTGATGTTCATGCTGATGGAAACTTTCCATTGAAATGAACAAACTAGTATCTTTATCTAAAAAATCATAATGTACTTGTTCAAATTTAAGAAATTTTCTAAAAGAAATGGGAAGTTCCTGAAAGATGTCTCGGTCAGGATTCAATGTCCATTTATGCTTAGCTTGATTTTTGCTTGAATAGGTGTAGAAATGAACAAAACAAAACTTTTTCATACATAATACAATTCTGGATATTCTACAAGAACGTGGATGCCTCCCTGTGAAGCTTCCTTATAGCTCTTTGAAATATCTTCAGGAGTTTTTAAATTATGAAACGTGATGTTTTTACACATACTAGAAAATTCTTGGAAGTAATTTCCTTTGTGTTGATGGCCTGGATCCAATGGTTTATCTGACCCTTTTCCTAAACGAATTAATAAATCAATTGATTTACTAGTCATAAGAGTGTACTTATCTACATGATTTATCAGTTGATTTGCCGCTAAGATGATAAAATCCCATCTAGGATAAAAAGTTATGACCTTTTTACCTGTCATCGCCATGCCTAGTGACATCCCCATTTGAGTTTCTTCCATGACAGGAACTTCCACCATGGTTTCTTTAGATACTTTAGATAATGTAGTGCTCATAGGATTACCTGCATATACAATTTGCTGGCCTATGAAGATGAAATTTTTTTCTGCTAAATCACCCATAGCATCCGTCAAAGCATCTTTATATGGTGTATATTCTATGTTACTCATTGACGAGGCCTATGGATATGGGATGAATCTATTTTTTGAATTAATGCATCTGCTACAACTTGATGCGCCATCAATGAAGGATGATGGTCCCCTGGTGTTACTTTAAAATGTCTTGTATCTGTGTCTATTTTCATCTCAGGAACTTCCATCAATGTATTATAGGTAGGATAATCTTTATTCAAATATTTAAATTGTACTAGTCTTTCTTTTAACCAAGGATCTTCCTCAACATATTTTAACCCATCATATGGCCAAACAGTTACTAAAGCTCTAACACCATGCATTTCAAAATTCTGTAAAAATTTTTTCACACGTGCAGTTGTTTGCCTATTATGTAACTCTTGCCATTGTTCATAGGTCATTTCACGGTCCAATAACCATTCTAGGAATGCATTAAATCCTTCTTCCTCACTCTGAGATCCATTTCTTGCATAATGAACATTGAAGTTGTAAGTTTTACCCTTCCATTCAAATTTAAATCTTGTTCTTTCTAATTGAGTGAATTGATACACAATATAGGCAAAATCATCATAATCATACCACGGATCCGAAACGCTGAAAATACCGTCATCATTCATGTGCCTATTTTTGTTGTGTAGATAAGGTTTTCTGGATGGATCAAATGCCCGTTCCCAGAAATCTAGAATGGACTCATCAGATCCTCCATTATATGGATGTACCGCTTCAAACGTTTTGAAATGACTAGCCACCAAACGAGGCATGCGTACAGATTCCATAAAAGCTATATGAGAACTGTTTACTAAAACTCTTTCAAAATGATTGGGCTGGGGTTCTCGTATGGATGGCAAATTGCTGTAATAATACAATCCTTGCCCCCAAGTAAAGGAACATCCCGCAAACACTATCCCGCGTGTTACCTTAGGATTTTGTGTTACAAACTTAGTGTATTCCTTTCCATCTATTGCAGTCGTCATTTCGGTCTAAATTCCCAAGCGTGTTCAGTGTACCAATCATATGTTTTCTTTAATCCTTCCTCTAATGATGTCTTGGCTTCCCATCCTAAAATATTTTTAATCTTGTTGGAATCAATTCTTCTAACTGGAATCATTGACGGCTTACCTGAAACATATTCCACAGGATTTTCATTTCCTACCAAGCGCTTCATGGTATGTAGCACTTCATTAACAGAATACACTTTATTGGAACCCACATTGAATACATCATAGGTATCTTGTTTTTGAATTATCATTTCAATGGCTTCAACAAAATCATCAATGTATACTAAATCTCGCAACTCAGAACCATCACCCCAAACAGGGATAGGATTTATTCCATCTGCAACTTTTCTGATGGTGGCAGGTGTGACATGACACTTGTTGAAATCAAATTTATCATGTGGTCCATATAAATTGGCTGGCCGAACCACAACAGTGGTCATGGGATTAGGAAGATACTTGGAATACAATTCACATTGTACTTCAGCATATCGCTTCATCCATCCTACAGGAAAATATACTGGATATGGAGCATCGAATAGAAAATCAGTTTCTACTACTGGCTCATCACCCTTAGGAGGATATACAGTATTAGAGGACAAGAAAATGTATTTCTTTACCATATTTCTATATGAGGCATCAATCAAAAAATTGTTCATCGTCACATTTGGCGTTACGTGCGCCAAAGGATCATTGACAGTATCCACTGCATTAGAAGTGGACGCTGCGGCATGAACAACAACATCTATATTTTCTGTGATTCTTAAGCAACTTTGATAGTCACTTAATTCTGCTTCCCAATAAAATACCCCATCATAAAACTTTCTAGGTTTGCTTTTGTGTAGAGGTACTCGGATGTTTTTATATCCCTGTTCTACCAAATATCTGGTCAAGTTTTGTCCTACTAATCCACTTCCACCTGTAATCAATATTCTTGCATTCTTATCCATCATAATAAATCACCCTAAAAATGTATGTTAATGTGAATCTTCCACTGAACCTGGTTGTCCTTCTTGTCTTACAAAGTTTAAATATGACCATCTCTTGAATCCGTTCTTGACTGGCAATACTTCATGCCATGCATCATGACGGCTGAAATCTAACACCACAAAGTTGCCACGAACCGGGATAATTTTATCGGATACAGGATTTTGATCCACATCTGTTCCACATAAAAATTCTCCTCCCCCATCTTGCCAAGTTTCAGCAGGTGTCATGTATATGATTATAGCCATGAATTTTCCTAATTGTCCATCTCTATGGCGAGAAATGAAGCATCCATTATCATCATATAAGGCATAACAATCATTATGACGAACCTTTTCAAGTGGAATATATGGGTATGCCTTCTCCACAAATTTCAAAGTTAACCCTCGGAAATATTCATGCTTAATGCGACCTATTTCATCTCGTTCGTATAGTAAACGATACCATTTTTGGTCAAAGGTCATTCCGTTTTCAGCACAATACTTGTCTCGTGCAGGTACATCTGCTAAAGGAATGATAGAAGGCCATTGTTCCTGATGTTTATGAAACTCAATACCATTTGGTCTTGGGTCTCTTAAAGGATAAAAACAATCCCATTGGTCAATTGGATATTCATAATTCATAATGATGTCTGAATACCTATTGAATTGATCCTGGTCAGATACTAGTTCTTCTAATTTGCCAACATAAAAGCCGTTTTTTAATAATGTCTCTTGAATAGTCATTATACCTTCCTTGTGTGTTTATTTTTATTTATATAAGATAAGATAGAGTGTTTTATCCCTTGTTGTAATGTGGTTTTCGGGAGTATATCATACTTTTCTTGTCTCTCCACACTTAAACAGCGTAACGCATCACCATTGGGTTTACTTTCATCCCAAACAATATTCTTTTCTATCCCAGTAATTTCTTTATATTGATTTACAATTGTTTCTATTGTGTGTTTTATACTGACAGCTTCTCCACAACCAAAGTTTACAACATCATTAATTTCTTTCTTTACAGAATTAATAGTAGCTTCAGCGACATCTTCACTGAACACAAAGTCTCTTTTAGATGATCCATTACCCCAGCAAATCATTTCTTCCGTGTTCAACAATTTCCATATATTGGAACTAATAACTGTGGCGTCTGGTGAGAAATTATCATTTGGGCCGTAAATGTTGGAGGGACGAAGCACAGTCCAATTTTTCCAATCATACTGTACTTTTAATGCATCCAAGGCCAGCTCACCCATCCGTTTAGACCAACCCGGATGCCAGTCGTTTTTTGATGGCATAGTTTGCCACACACTATCTTCATACATGACATCAGCGGGACTATACACACCTACCGATGACAGATAAACAAACCAATCTACATCTGCATCAAATGATGCTTTTATCATATTGGTGTTAAACATCAGCATGGGGAAAAGATAATCGGCCGGACATTTGGCAGTTCTAGATGGTGATCCTTTTATTCCTGCAATATGTAAGACTACATGGATTTTTTCAACTTGAAATAGACTTTCACAATTGTTAAGATATTGTAAATCCATTTCAATTAATTTAAGCTGCCCACGGCTGTCTAAGGCCCATTCACGCATTTCATCAGAAAATCTAAGATCCACAGCATAAACAGTGTTGGCGCCTTCTTCCATACATTTGCGCACAGTAGGCATACCTACTAGACCATTTGCACCCGTCACAATTATATTTTTACCCTTCAGTTCCATAATTACTCCTGGTAGTATCTACCATAATTAATTTTACTCCACAATCTCTCAAAAAAATAAAAAGCAAAGAACCCAGTCAAGTTCATCAACAATGCATTGGTGAAATTAGAGGCACTTAATGCCAGAGTCAATATCATCCATGAGTTTAGTATTGCTACTAATCTCCAGGTGATAGCCTTAATCGTTGTTCTTTTCTTTGTTTCTATTATCGCCATTCCAACTTACTTCCCAGTCTTTAAAGTCCGCAGCCAAGCAATCCACCTTATAATCCTTTCGACCCCCAACTACTTCCTGAATCACATTTTTTGCAGTATTTCGAATGCCATTCAACCCGTGAGTAAGTTCAAGATTGTTGCCATCTTTAATACCACGACGATAATTGGATTCATTATGCCAAATATGTAAATTCATCTGAGCTACTACTACAATTGCTCGAATAGTTTCTGCCGTAATAGGCTGCTCAGAATCATCTAAAATAAGTTGTATGTCATGCACAATGTCTTGAATTTCTTGTGCGTATTCACTCTTATATTCTGGAATGAATACTTCTTTAAGTTGTACAATACTCAACCGGTCAACTAAATCACCTAAAGTGTGTAGATATTTTCTAGTGCTCATAAATTTGTAAAATTCCTGTTGTTATGGTTAATGATGAAACTATATCCTTCAATAAGTTGTCGAATACCAAAGTCTAAATCAAAGACAGGTAACCAACCTAAACTTTCCAACTTTCTATTAGACACAATGTAATTTCTTTTGTCAAAGTCTTCCTTGAAATCATCTTGCTTTATTACCAAGGATGGAATATACTTTTTAATTTTTTCAGCTAGTTCCAATTTACTTAAATTGGCTTCAGATAGCCCAACATTAAAAGCCTGTCCCTTGCATTTTTCATAGTTTTCAATGACAAATTGAAATGTACGAGCAATGTCTTGTATATGTATATAGTTTCGTTTGAAATGTCCTTCAAACAATACAAGATACCCATCCACTAAAGCTTTATACACAAAATCATTTACTAATAAATCTTGACGCATTCTTGGTGAAACACCAAACACTGTTGCCAATCTTAAAGATACACCATTTCCATTTTCTAACATGGCATTTTCTGCATCACATTTAGTTTTAGCGTACAATGACAATGGCTTAAAAGGGCTTTCTTCTGTTATTACAGCTTCAGATGAACCATATTGGCTATTTGTGTTTGGAAGAATTAATTTTTGGTTAGGAGTAAGAACCTCTAGAATATTTTCAATTTGATGAAAATTTAAATCTATGGCAAGTTGCGGATTTTTATCACAAGCTGGCATACCTACTATTGCAGCTAAAGGAATAATGATGTCATGTTCTTTAACTAATGTTTGTAGTAGAGTTTTATTTCTTACATCATTTAAAATGAATTTAAGATTGTTGTTTTTAAATAGATGTAATAATGATAGTTGTTTATATGTTAAACTATCTAATACAGTTACAGAATAGCCTGCGGATAATAAATGTTCCGTGACAACAGAACCTAGATATCCTGCACCGCCTGTAATTAATACTTTATTCTGTGCTAACATTTTTACACTCCCGTACAAATTTTTCTAGATTGTCAATGTAAAGCTCGCGCCTTGCATATTTTTCAGACAACAAATTTCTATTGTGTATTACAATTGGTTTTATAGATTGATACCAATTATGTAAATCTTCGATAGGCATATTGGAAATTCTTTCAATTTCTTTAAGAATAGCTCTCATTCTTTCATGATTGTTTACAATATCATCATAGCTTTCATCAATAAATCCATTAAATGTTTTAAACCCTAAGTCTCTAAGATATTTTAAATAACCAGGGCCAGCCACTACGATAAAAGGTTGTAATACGATAATAGGATTACAAATTTTTTCAGAAATGAAAACATCATCATTGAATACAGTTTCAGTGACAATGTATATGTAGGAATTTAGATACAGTTCTTTCTTAAAGGATCGAGTTGTTGGAATTTCTTCAGGTGCGAATCCGTGTGAATCCAGAACAATGGGCATTTTTTCGAAAAGTTTTTCTTTGGCAATCTTTAGCTCATTATCTAAAATATCATCACCTGTCAAAGTTGGGCTGAGATTTCCAGTTTGTAAAAAACTAGCATAAACCTTATCCCACATATTTTTACTTTCAAACAAACATCCAATTGAAAGTCTATGTGGTTTTTGTGTTTTGTTCATAGTGATGAAATGTTTCTCACGCAATGTATCTAACTCATGCTCATGAATCAGTTCGCTTTTAAATCCTATAGAAGGAATAGCACGAATCTTCATTTCTTCTAGAACATTAGCACAATCCGTCATCGGTGTATTTTCACAGATGATGTTATATTTTCCTTTAGTTTCTGGATGTCGGTCAAAAAAATTAGAAGATCCTACAAAAAACAAGAAATCTTTCTCTAAAGATAATTGATAGATGTCTAAATCTTTTTGAAATCTCTTTAAAAAATTGTAATCACTAAAAGGTTCATGAGCATAGTTAACGACAAATTTAAGTTGCCCATTTCTACACAAATTAATTGCGGTTGGTGATACGTTGTTCAAGAATCCTACATTATACTGTACGCCAGAAGAAGAAGTTTTATAACCACTAGAAGCTAATAAGTTGTTGTGGTCACCGTATAATCCAAAAGTATATAAAAAGAAATCATCACGGTTAATGTTAACAGGATGTTTATTTAAAATAACAGTTTCATACTTCTGTGGGAGATATTGCCAAAATTGTCCCAACGTGGTTTTTAAAGGAAAGGGCGTGGGGGGATCATATCTCAATATCTCCTCTACTGGATTACTATTGTAATATTCCCGCACAGCTTTAGGTGTTAAATTAGGAAAAGGTTCTTTTCTTCTCTCGTCGTAATAATCAAAAGCTAATTTTATCATAACACTTTAACCCCATATGTTTTTTCAAAGTCTAAGGCATCCTTTCTATCATTCACCATAGGCTTACCCTTAATATTCAAACTGGTGTTCAACACCATAGGACATCCTGTTTCATGATACCATTCTTGAAGAAATTCATAGAAGTATGGTGAGTCTGTCTTAGACACGGTTTGAACACGGGATGTTCCATCAGCATGAATGATAGCGGGAAATTCTAAAGGACGTTTACATAATGCCGTGTATTGCATATATGGACTTTCTGCGGTCGGCATATGGAAATATTCATGAGCATGTTCAGCAAGAATGGCAGGAGCAAATGGACGGAACTTCTGACGTTTCTTGATGGCGTTCACCTTGTCTTTGATGTCATCCCCCCGGGGGTCTGCCAACAAACTTCTGTGACCTAATGCTCTGGGTCCAAATTCAGCACGACCAAATGCCACACCCGCAATTTGTTCAGTTTGTAATGTATCAATTAATTGTTCGGTGGGATATTTTGTTCCAATATCTAACCCTAAGTAGGGACCATGCCAATTTAAAAATTCTTGTTGATAGGCAGCTACAGCACCTAAACTATTGCCTGCATCTCCTGGATTTGGCATAATCCAGACATTATCAAAATATTGAAATGCGATGCTGTTGGCAACACAATTTAAGGCACATCCACCACCCAACACCAGATTTTTGCTTCCCGTCAACTTCTTGGCTTCATCTAGTAAATCATGAAAAGACATCTCATAGATGAATTGGGTAGCAGCGGCAATATCATATTTGTCTTGTTCGGTGTTTAATTCTGGACGCCACCACATACACCCACGATGAAGATTGTGATTCATCTTCAACATATGTTTACTATCAAAGAAATCTTCCAATATCATGGCGGTGTATTTCAATGGGTCACCATATGCTGCCATACCCATCAAAATGTATTCTTCTTCATTGGGTTTCAATCCCACACGTTGAGTCATGGCGGAATACCATAATCCCAAACTATGAGGATATTTCAGAGAAAACTTCTTTTCTAATTTTGTGCCTGTACCATGCCAAATAGAGGTAGTGTCAAATTCGCCAATGGCGTCAATCACTAATACAGCAGCTTCTTGATAGGGAGAAGTGTAATATCCTCCTGCGGCATGACTATGATGATGTCCCACAGAGGTGACTGGAGTATCAATATTAAACTGACGCATGTATACATCTGGCTCATTACTAAAGAAATTGAAACCTTGACCAGCTCGTATTTGCCGAAGTGACTTCAACCAGGATTTTTCATACCAGACAATGACATCAGGTTCACCATAACGCTTGGCATCATCAATAATTTCAAAGTTTAAATGTGCATCATTCTTCACACCAGAATATCGTTCTGATTGTGAAGCAAATAATATTTCTTTATCTTCCACCACCGTGATGGCAGCGTCATGGCTATTGGCTGAGATTCCCCAAATTATCATACTTGTTTCGTCATGGTTAATTGAATGTCCTCGTTACCGGGTACAATAGTTTCTTTGCAGTAGTGATAGAAGTCTGCATATTCAGGAAACACTTGAAGGAAATTTGTTCCACGGCGCTTATCATACTCATCAACAAACATTGCAAAGTTTTTTCTAGCTTGTAAATTTTTATATGTGTTCCCCATTTGCTCAGCACACAATGAATGTATTCTGCGCATTCTATGAATTTCATGGTCATAAAATCCACGATTCTGCATTGGGAACCAATCTGTGATTTCTTGGTTCTTATACATTAGAGTTACACAATCTTCTATGTAGGACATGAAATTTTCTGTTGCTATCCAAGGAGCCAACCATTCTGGATGTCGAAGATACGGTACATCCACACTTAACGGAAGTAATCTGTTGTTAGTGGCATAGGTATTTTTAATAGTTAGCATGTCCTGTAAAAAGTCCTGAAAGGATGACAAAGATAGAACATTGAAAGTAGACATGATGGTTACTTTAGATGTTTCTAACCGACTAAGTATGGAATTTACGTTGGCTAACCATTCCTTATAATTTAAACCAAATCTAATGTATTCTGCTTTTTCTCCATGAGCTTCACAACTTGTGTACACATGGATGGCCTTCACAGCTTTCTTTTGCTCAAGAACTTGTAATTTTTCTATAAACTTCTCAATAATTTCTGGGGGTGATCCAAGATTGGAGTTCACAGAAAACACCAATTGTGGTTGTGGATTTTCAGCTAAAAAGTCTAACACACGGAAAGTATGTTTGCTTAATAGGGGTTCTCCCCCTGTGATTCTGAAAGTATGCATATGTGTGACAGCCTCTGGCCACCATTTCCAAAATGCTTCAATGTAAGGATTTTCTTCAGATTGAAGAATAGGTAATCCTTTTCCTTTCGTTAAATCACTTATGTCGTTGAACCCCACTCCATCCAGCAAGTAAGGACCATGCTGCTTGATTTCCTGCATCCATGTAGTTGAGTATAATGGGGAACAATAAGCACATTTAAAATTACAGGTGGTGTCGAAATCCACTTCAACATAAGTAGGATACACATCAGCATCCCAAGGCATTGCAGCAATTTTTGTTAAATGAGGGGATGCCCATAACTCAGAACTTTTAGTGATACGGTCGCTGTATACATTTGGTTGATTTTTTGTGGAATCTTCCACGCGCCAGCAATAATCACATTCTCCGGGCCGAGTTCCTTCCTTCATCTGTTTTCTAAGCTGCTTTTTATATTCTGTGTTATGTAACGCAGCCGGACTTTTTTCCAATTCTTCCAGTGGGATTAAATGAACCTTAGGATGGTGGCAGCTATGATTAGTACCTGTGCTAAGATGCAATGTTACTTGAAGCCATTTTGCGGCACAAAATGTTGGACTTATAGCTGCTAATTTTCTATCTGTATCTTGAAAAATTGTTAATGCTTGTTTATATGACATGACAAAACCTCAAATTAAAATATTTTATATCCCACGGTCATAAATCTATGGAATTGTGTACAGTCTAGCAATTTTGAATATTGTATATTTTGTAACTTATGTACTTGATTGAATTCATGTAAAGTTTTCTGGCACCGAATATGATCCTCACAATTGAAAAAATTGTTTCCTTGTAAAATGATAGGTATACCTATTGGTAACAATTCTAACCACTCATCATATTCTTCTTGTGTCATATGTTCTGTACTAGTATTTATTATGACAGATACATCGTCTGCAGTTCCTTTAAAGTTATTACTGTTGTAAACTTTTCTTCTGGCATCATTCAAAGCAAATCCATGATGAAAATTTTCCAAATCTTCTTTTGTTAAAGTTACCATTTCTTCCGTTACGGGAGTACTGGCATAGCTATCTTGAATGTTTTCATGATAGAAAGCGTCTGAGCCTACATTAAAGCTAAAATCATAACGTACACCATCAATACTGCCAGGATCTCCAACCAGAAAATTTTTAGCTTCAGAATGAACAAATTCTATTCTTCGGTCCCACCAACTTAATCTTTGACCTATGTTTTTACAATTTTCGTCACGGTCTATACTATAAACTTTTTGAATGTTAGTGTTATCCAATAACATTTGAGCTAAAAGACCATACCAACCACCCACAACATATGCGTTTCCAGAAATATTTGGATATAATAAATTTAAAACATTTACAAGCCAAGCTTTACTTCTAACTTGACTTGGCCAAAAGTTTTCTAGAATTCTAAATGGGTCTTTATCACGCATCTGTTCATCACGAATTAAATTCATCCATCCTATAATTCTTTGTGAAGGGAACGCAATACTATCCAATGATTCTGTAGGAATTTCTTCAATACTATTCATATTAATGGTAAATAAAGGGATCCCTTTTTCTTAATTCTGCTAATTTCCTTTTAGTTTTATACTTCATGAGGTGTTTTAGTAGGAAATCTACAATTTTATCAATAAGTTTCATCATTTCACCGTGTAAGGCTCTAAGGAGCGGTTAAGGACATTGTTTACCTGAATAAATTTCGCCTTTTCAGACAATTCCGATATATTTAGTGCATCAACATAGGCACAAGTTGAACGAATACCTCCTAAAATATCAGAAATGGTGTGTTCCACCAATCCTTTATATGGAAGTTGAACAACTCTACCCTCGGATGCACGATATTTTTTGTGTTGATTGTGTTTTTCTTGGGCTGCATGACTGCTCATCCCGTAAAAAATGACTTTTCCATCACGCACTTCCTGTTCTGACTCCTCATGACCAGCAAAAATACTGCCGGCCATCACCATTTTGGCCCCTGCAGCCAAAGCTTTTGAAAAATCCCCAGGAAAAACACATCCTCCGTCACTTTGCACACCTCCACCAACACTAGCAGCGGCGGGAACACACTCTTGCAAGGCGGAAAATTGTGGATACCCGACACCTGCGACTCGCCGAGTCGTGCAAACTGCCCCTGTCCCAATGCCAACCCGAGCTAAATCAGCTCCGGACAAGATTATTCTTTCAACTGCTTCGGGAGTAACTACAGTTCCTGCCATGATATAGGCATCAGGAACAGTATCACGAACCTTTTTAATGAAATCATAGAAAGAATTCATGTATCCATTAGCCACATCAATGACAATTTTAGGAACAAATGTGGTATCTCGTAGTTTCCAGTGTTGAATGA